ATCTAAGACTTGACATTCCTCTAACTTTACAGTATGTTAAAAAAATGAAAAATAAAATTATAGGTATTACTGGACTAATTGGTTCAGGAAAAGACACCGCAGCAGATTTCCTTTGCACTTTCCACGGCTTCAAACGCATGAGTTTTGCCTCAACATTGAAGGATGCTATTTCAAGTATTTTCAGTTGGGACCGAGAACTCCTTGAAGGATCAACCAAGGCCAGCAGAGAATGGCGAGAGCAGGTTGACGAATGGTGGGCATCGCGTTTAGATATTCCCCACCTAACTCCGCGTTGGGTTCTACAGCAATGGGGAACAGAAGTTGCTCGTAAGTCATTTCATAATGATATTTGGGTTGCTGCGTTAGAAAACAAATTACGCAGCACCAATGAAGATATCGTCATTACTGATTGCAGATTTCCCAACGAACTTGCTGCTATCAAAAATGCAGGCGGTATCACCATGCGATGTCATCGTGGTGAGGAGCCTAATTGGGTTACTCATGCAACTACCTTAAACACAACAGACAGTGAAGATGCAAAGTTTTTTTGCCAAAAGTTACTTGAAGATTTAGGAATTCATGCCAGTGAATATTCAAGTGTTGGATTAGACTATGACGCGCACCTTGATAACAATGGAACAATTGATAGTTTGCATCAGCAAATTGCTTCAATCATTTCAGCGATCAACTCGTAAGTCTCCACGCTTCCAATTAACTTCTTTACGATTTACCACCTCAACACAATTAAGACAAATACTTCGCAAATTATTAAACAAAACGTTCTCTAAATTTCCATCAATGTGAAATACCACAATTTGACTGGTATACAAACTCTTAAAACCGCACAAATCACAGTGCGGTTTTTTTGCATATCCAGCCTTTTCCCATAGATATACCGTGGATTTTTTTCTTGGTTTGTTTTTCCTGCAATGGTAGCACTTATTGCGATAATAGGTTTTACCCAGTCTGGTGTAGTTGATAGAACACGCATTTTTATTACAGGATTTACACATAGGTCTCATGATACTATTTAACAAAAAGTCTTTAAAGACTCGTTAACAGGCATATTTTGAAAACTTTTCCTAAATACATTTAGAAACCAAAATGAAAGTTTTGGTCAGGTGGTATACCTTATAATTATACAAAAGGAAAACAAATATGACACTAGTATCCCCAGGTGTACAAGTTACCGTTATTGACCAGTCACAATACGTATCGGCACCAACTAATTCTATTCCGTTTATTTTGCTTGCCACTGCACAGAATAAGGCTCAGCCAAATTCTACTGCTGTTGCAACTGGAACTACTGCTGCTAATGCTGGTCAACTTTACTTGATAACTAGTCAGCAAGACCTAGTTAATACTTATGGTAATCCATTCTTCTATAACACAACCAATGGCACTCCGATCAATGGTTATGAATTGAACGAATATGGATTGCTTGCTGCTTATTCTGCACTCGGCGTAACTAACCAAGTATATTGCTTGAGAGCAGATATTGATTTGGCAAGTCTTGTTGGTTCAACTGGTCGCCCACTTGGAAATCCAGCAAATGGTACTTATTGGTTAGATACAACTAATTCTACTTGGGGAATTTACGAATTCAATTCAACCACCGGACAATTTGCCCTTCAAACTCCACTCGTTTTAACTTTGGCTTCACAGCTTTCTGGAACTGCGCCATCACCTTCTATCGGTAGTATTGGCCAATACGCTGTTGTTGCTGTCCCTAACTACAATTATCCAAGTGCATCAAATGCTCCTATGTTCTTCAAGAAAGTTCCGGGAAATACGTGGGCACCTGTAGGAAGTTATTCATGGTTGGGTTCACTTCCAACTGTTATGGGTGCTGCTCCTGCACCAAATCCAACACTGAATCCGGGCGATAACTTGACCATTACAATCAATGGTGGCGCGCAGCTAACTATTACAGTTCCTGCTTCTCCAAACAACAATATTAGTAACATCAGTAGCCAGATTAATGCCGCAGGATTAACTCCATTATCTGCTGCTGTAGTAGGTGGAAACTTACAAATTTACTCAAAGCAAACTAATGCTAATTTTGCTAATCTCGCTGTACCATTTTCTCTTGGAATTGCTGGAACAAGCACTCTTTTGTCTGCACTGGGAATTACTACAGGCACATACTATCAGCCACAAACCACATATGGAACTTCCGCTCAACAGCCATTATGGCAATCTGGTCAAACATATCCTGCACCATCGGGTTCAGTATGGTTCAAAGTTGGTTCAGCAGGAAACGGTCTGAATACAGTAATCAAACAGTGGAATTCCACCACTGCCACTTGGGTTCCGCAGTTAGTAAGTTATGCAACTGACGATTGGAATGCTACTGCTGCTCTTGACTCAACTGGTGGGTTAGCAATTCCTGCCGGAACAGTCTATACTCAATACTGGTATGACCAAGATGTAAGAACTGGCTGGGTCAACTCTCCACTTTATTATTGGGAAAGAATTGCAACTGGTCCAACTATTATCACCGGTAATAACAATGCACCATCCTTTGGTAATACAACAACAGTTAACGCAGGTTCTTTTGTAACCGGAACCTTGTATACTATTAAAACAGTAGGAACTACTGACTTTACGTTGATTGGTGCAGCAAACAACAATATAGGCACACAATTTACTGCATCTGGACCTGGAACAGGATCAGGCACTGCAACAATAACTACATTGTATAGTGCAAATGTTTTTGTATCGGTTCCCGGTTCAAATAGTTTATCAGCCGCATATACTTTCGGCGGAACAAACGGAACAGCCTTGGTTACTGGTGCAGACTTTGTTGCAGCATGGCAAGCAGCAAATATTCCATATACTTCTGCTGCATTAACTGCAACAGGATCAATTCAACTTACTCATACTGCCGGTGGTACAATTGTCGTTAACGATGTAAGTCCAACCACTGGATTGAGCAATGGATTGATGATGGATGCCGGATTTGTAATTGGAACAACACAGGGAGTCAAAGAAGGTCCATTTGGCGTAGCAAGCTTCACTCCAACTGCAAGTTCAGGTGGCAGTGGTTCTGGTCTACAACTTAAAGTAACAAATTACTACCAAACATACTACGTAAATCCAACTAGTTTTGTAAGTGGTGGTTCTGGTTACGCAGTAGGTAACAGCATAACCTTTAATGGTACACAATTTGGTGGAACATCACCTGCCAATGATCTAATCGTGACTGTTGAAGCAGTAAGTGCTGGCGTAGTAACTGCTGTCTCCTTTAAGTCCGGTGTGGGTCCAATTGCATATTCAACCCAGTTGTCAAACTGGCAAGAATTTACAATGCAGGCATCTTCTGGCGCACCATTTAATGCTCCAGCGTCTGGAACTAATTGGTTCTATTCAGTAGTTGATCAGGTTGACATCATGGTCAATACTTCAACTGGATGGAAGGGATATAATAACGTATGCTTTAATTCAAACGGATTCCCTCTCCCAACCGGAACTCCAGTAACTGATCCGAATGGACCGCTTGTTAGTGCTACTATGCCAACTACACAATCAGATGGCACAGCACTTCAATATGGTGATCTCTGGATTGATACTGCAAACTTGACAGAATATCCAGTCATTTATCGTTGGCAACTTGCAGGTAATCCGCAAACTGCACAATGGGTAATGATTAATACTGCTGATCACGTTGATTCAAGTGGTATCATTTTCCAAGATGCTCGTTGGGGAACGTCAGGGTCTGTTAGCCCTGTAACAGATGCAATTCCTACGATTCAATCATTGCTCACTAGCAATTATCTTGATTTGGATGCTCCGAATCATTCTCTTTATCCAGTAGGTATGCTGCTATATAACACTAGACGCTCAGGGTATAATGTAAAGCAATATATTGCTAATTACTTCAATAACAGCACTTTCCCTGGTGCTACTCTTCCCGCAGTAACCGATGCTTGGGTAACGGTATCTGGTAATATGGAAGATGGCACTCCATACATGGGAAGCAATGCTCAGAGAGCAATGGTTGTCAAAGCAATGAGAGCAACTATTGATACTAATACTGCAATTCGTGACGAAGACAATTTCTTCAACTTGATCGCTGCTCCAAACTACCCTGAACTTCAACCAAACATGATTGTTCTCAACGATGATCGTGGTCAAACTGGATACATTGTTGGAGATACTCCAATGAATCTTCCAGCAACTGGAACTGCAATTCAGGCATGGGCAAATAACTCATATGGATCAGTAACTACTGATATGAATGGTCTTGTAAATCGTGACACTTATCTTGGATTGTTCTACCCATCGGGCACAACATCCGATTTAAATGGGAATATCGTTGCAGTTCCGCCATCACACATGATGATCAGAACATTCTTACGTAACGATAACATCGCTTATCCTTGGTTTGCGGCGGCAGGTACTCGTCGTGGAATCATTGATAATGCCACAAGTCTTGGTTATATTGATTCAGCTACAGGCAGTTTTATTACGGTTAAGACCAGCCAAGGTATCCGTGATACTCTATATGAAAATGAAATCAACCCACTTGTTTTCTTCTCAGGAAACGGACTGTTGTGCTATGGTAATATCACTAGTTATAAGTCAAGTTCTGCACTTGATAGAATCAACGTTGCAAGACTTATCGCTTATCTCCGTCGCCAGTTGACTCTAGCGGCAAGACCATTTGTGTTTGAACCTAATGATTCACTCACTAGAAGTCAAATCACTGGTGTAATTCAGTCACTGTTGGTTGATCTTGTTGCTAAGAGAGGCTTATATGACTACTTGGTAGTATGTGATCTGTCAAACAACACACCAGCAAGAATTGATAGAAATGAACTTTGGGTAGACGTTGCAATTGAACCAGTCAAGGCTGTTGAATTCATCTATATCCCAGTTCGCGTCCTTGCTACTGGTACATTGGGTAACAATAAAGGTCAATAAAAACATAGAGTGGGTGCTCGGCACCCACTCTAACTAAAGATAAATATATATATAACAGGAGAATACAAATGGCAACAGCAAGCCAATCATTATTTAACATGACAGTAGCATCAGATAACGCTGGCGGAAACCAAGGCTTGTTGATGCCAAAACTACAGTTCAGATTCAGAGTTAACTTTCTTAACTTTGGTATTAGCTCAACTAGTGGAATAAGTTTAACGAAGCAAGTAATTGACTGTGCAAGACCTCAGGTGACATTTGACGAAATTACCCTTCCAGTTTACAACTCGACGTTATATCTGGCAGGTAAGCACAAATGGCAACCATTACAAGTTAACATTCGTGATGACGCATCTGGTAGTGTTTCGCGTGCAGTTGGTGAACAACTTCAGAAACAACTTGACTTTGTTGAACAGGCTTCTGCCGCGACTGGACAGGATTATAAATTCCAAACCAATATTGAAATTCTTGATGGTGGTAACGGAACATCTGCACCAGTAGTTCTTGAAACTTGGGAACTATATGGTTGCTACCTAGTAACTGCCAACTACGATACACTGAATTATGCAACAAGCGAAGTAGTAAGAATTACCCTATCACTTCGCTATGACAACGCAATTCAGGCACCACTTGGTTCTGGCGTCGGTACTCCAATCAATCGTATTGCTGATGGAACAACTGGTTCTGTAACAGGCATTGGTGGAACTACTGCTTAACAGGTAGGAATATCATTAATAATGTCAGGATTTTTTCAAAATCTTCAGAATGGAGCAGCTACTACACTAAACGGGACCGGGAGTTTACCCGGTCCCGTGGTTCTTAGAGATTATCAGCATGCCTCTAAGACGTTTAGACCTGTCGCATATTCAAACGCGCCAAAGTTTAAGTTTTTATTCCATACTTTTTTCAATATCAATGCATTAAATACGCCACTTACCAGCAATCAACCTTCGCAGCAAGGTATACTGTATGGGCAAAATTCTTCTTTAGGTGGAAGTTCATTACAAACGCCAAATTATGGATTATTAGTCAAAGAGATTAAACTTCCATCGTTTTCACTCAATACAGTTCAGTTAAACCAGTATAATAGAAAAAGAATAATACAGACTAAAATAAAATATGACCCAGTTGAAATAGTTTTCCATGATGATAATATTAATCAAATTAATAAGCTGTGGGAAACTTACTATAACTACTACTATAATGATGGTATGATCCCGCAAACTGGACAGCCGGGTAACAGCTTTATCAATACTCCTGATGTGAATACAAGAACTTTATATAGTGATTCAGAAACATTTTCTCAACAAAACTCATGGGGCTTTTCTGGGGGACAGAGTGATGCCAAATCCGGCAAAAAAAACCCATTTTTTAATAATATAACAGTTTTTGGGTTGAATCAGCATAGATTTACTGCATACACTTTTGTCAATCCAGTAATAACCACATTTAGTCATGATACTTATGCCTATGCAGCGGGAGACGGTATAATGTCAAATAGAATGACTATAGACTATGAAACTGTTATATATAATTATGGAAATATAGACGGTAAGTCACCCGGTGAAATAGTAAAGGGGTTTGGTGATTCGTCAAATTACGATAATACACCAAGCCCAATTACATCACCCAACAGCAATGGTTACGCACTAGGGCAGAATGGTCTTGTAAATGCTTCTGGAGGTTACATAGATTCGCCTGGAAATTTCAATCAGATCGGAGCAACCCAAGCACAGAATATTGCATATAACGGATTTAATACTGTCGGCAATAATTCATACGGTGGGGAATTAAATAGACTATATGCACAATCCAGCATGAATACACCAACAAATAGAAATACTCCATTTTCTATTCCGAATGCGCAATCTTCTCCTGGTCCTCTTGGACTTGCGAATACTCCTGTTATTGGTGCACTTTCATCCCCACCTTCTGTTGCGCAAGATGGCATTACCAGTGATTATTTTGGCAATCAATATAATGCTACTGATATTAGTACTGGAATTGCTATTGCACAAAACCCAACATTAAATCAGCAAAATTTCCCGATATCCAATAATTCTACTATCGTTTCATATAGTGATCCTATTTCAGAACAACAAGCAGCTACATATGCAAATTCTGATGGCATAATGATATCACCGGCTCCGATGTCTCTGGCAACTGGTCAATATTCATATCAATCATCATTGGGACAGGAAGTTGCAAATAATCAACAGTCACTCAGTAATCAAAATAATGAGTTGGCCGGTAGTCAGTATATTGGAAGCACCTCTGATGACAGTGGTAATCTACCCCCACCGCTTGATTTTGGAATTTAACTTGCAACATTCTTTAAAGAATAAATAATAATATGGCTACAATTACATATCGTCCCGACCAAACTGTATTGATATATGATAGTTTCTATAACATGAATGCTGTAGTAAATGCGTCAGATTATGATGTCGTATATTCATATTTCTACGGAGTATCTGATAACCGTACCATTGCTGGAAATTATGCTGCTATATTATTTAATATAGCACAGCAAGGGGGGTATAATGTCATAGAACTTTTGCAAATTATTAAAGGTGCAAACGACACTTTACAGATGAATTCATTGATTTGTTATTACTTAAATACATTTAAATCCAAAGCATCAATGTATGGAATCAGTAATGTTCCTCACCCAAACCAAGCAGTGCAGAGAAACATCATAAATTAAAACCTAAATAATATATTAATAATGGGAAGTATGTGTATGGAGCGTTATAATGGCTAAGTATGCGCAGGGCATTTACACCGTAAAAAATCCACAAAAATATTTAGGTAATCGCGCACCGCGCTATAGGTCAGGATGGGAAATGTCATTCATGGTCTTTCTCGATAATAATGAAAATATTTTACATTGGGCCAGTGAATCGCTTAAAATTCCATACAAACACCCCTTTACCGGAAAACCTACTATATACATTCCCGATTTTTTTGTCGTGTATAAGAATAAATTTGGCAAAACAATAGCAGAAGTAGTTGAAATCAAACCAAAAAAGCAAAGTATAATTGAAAGTAAGGCATCTGCTGCAAACAAAATGGTAGTTGTTGTCAATAGGGCTAAATGGTCAGCAGCAACCAAATACTGCAAATCACAGGGCTTTGCATTTCGTGTAATAACTGAAGATGATCTGTTTTATAACGGCGATCCAAAGAACAAAAGATAAGTCAGACTTGTTTAATTCTATACTAAATACTCCATAATAATGGAGAATTACTATTAGTCGCAAACTGGAAGAACTGTTTGAATTGGCAACCAGTGAGGAAAATGAACTCACTCACCCAATTCTTGAACATGTACACGACATCACCACAGAAGCAGCAAGCACTCTTGAAAAGATTGATAACGCTCTACCTCAAGTC